TATTAGCTAAAGACTTGGTTGTTAACTATTGGACTAAAAGTTTAGAGACTGCAACTCGTGTAACCCATGTGCTACAGATGTCCCACAATGAAATCTATGAGCGTGTAGCTCGTGGCTTGTGGAATGAAATATCTGAGGCTCGTCAACAAAGTGCTTCTGGTTGGGCTATGGGTGGTGGTCTTCAAACTGCCCAAGACAAAGCCCAAGGGTTAACCCCACCTGAACCTAATGACTCTAGTAACCCCATTGAGATTCTTGAACAGCACTGCCACATTGACTTTGATGATGATGGTTACGCAGAACCTTACATTGCCTATGTTCGCAGGGATAACAAACAAGTAGCACGTATCGTAGCTAGATACACCCAATCTGATGTAGAGAAAAATGAAGATAACGTCATCCTTAGTATTAAAGCCGAACAGTACTTCACTAAGTATCCTTTTGTTCCGTCTCCTGATGGCGGTTTCTATGACCTTGGTTTTGGGGTTTTGCTTGGTCCTCTTAACGAGTCTATTAACACTATTGTCAATCAGTTGGTCGATGCTGGTACGATGGCAAATACTGCTGGTGGTTTTCTTAGTCGTGGTATCAAGTTACGTGGTGGTAACTACTCCTTCAATCCTATGGAGTGGAAGCATGTAGATACCACTGGAGATGACTTGCGTAAAGGTATTGTCCCTTTGCCAGTACGTGAACCTTCTCAAGTTCTATTTACTTTGCTTAACCTTCTCATCAACTATGGTGAACGCATTGGTGGCTCCGTAGACATTCTCTCTGGACAGAATCCTGGACAGAACACTCCTGCTGAGACTACCCGCACTATGGCTGAGCAGGGTATGAAAATCTTTAACGGCATCTTCAAACGTACTCACCGTAGTTTGAAACAAGAGTTCCGTAAGCTGTACCGTCTTAACCAGATATTTGTTACTAAGAACACGCAGTACGTATCTAATGCTAAGAATGAAGGTCTAGTCTTAGCAACTGACTACAGCGGTCCAGTGACGGATGTTATGCCTACTGCTGATCCAAGTATTACTTCTGACTCTCAACGTCTACAACAAGCTGCTGCAATTGCTCAACGAGTAGCTGCTACACCTGGCTTATACAACCGTTATGAAGCTGAAGTCACCTTCTTAAAAGCCATGAAGGTTACAAATATTGAGAAGTTATTGCCTGATCCTAAAGGCCCTAATGCTATCCCTGCACCACAGAATCCTAAACTTCAAATTGAACAAATGAAGCTTCAAGCTAAACAAGCTTCAGATCAATTAACTATGAAGATAGCTCTGTTGAAGCTTATGGGTGAAGCAGAACTTAATCAAGCCAAAATTCAAAAGCTGGAAGCAGAGGCCGAGGTACTTAAGATCGGTGTACTGCATGAAGGTGAGAAGATGCGTATCCAAGAAATTAATACGCAGATAGCTATGCAGCGTGAACGTCGAGAAGGAGTTCTTAGTTCTATCCAAACTATGAATGATGTCTATGACCGAATGATGCAGAGCCAACCGGAGCAAATGCAACCACAAGCACCAGACATGGGTATGGGCATGGGAGGGCAAATGCAATTACCACAGTAAGTTTGTTAAGGAGTAAAAATGGAGCAAGTTAACGCAGAGAACTTTGAAGAATGGAAACACCACCCTGTCACTAAGCGTTTTATGAAGATGCTGCATACAGATCGTGAGTCCATGAAAGAAGGATTAGTAAACGGTTCGTTTGAGGACGAGATGGAAATTAAAGGTCGATGCCGAGTAATCGCTGTCATCCTTAATACCGAGTACGAAGATTTGTTTCAACCAAAGTAAGAGAGAAATTAAATGAGCAATGAATCTGGAATCAACCCAGTTGGTAATCGTGTCCTAATTAAACCTCAAGAGATTAAAAAGGTTTCTAAAGGTGGGATTCTTTTAACTACTGAGGCCACTGCCACCCGAGAGCAAATGGGGAACACAACTGGAATCGTAGTTGCAATGGGAGACCACTGCTACTTAGAAGACAGTTCAAGCTGGTGCAAGATTGGGGACAAAGTAATCTTTGCTAAGTATGCTGGTTTGCTTTACACAGGTAAAGATGGACAAGACTACCGCATGATTAACGACCACGATATTACCGGCACACTCGATGCAGATGTAGATTTGGTTGACCCATATCTATCGAAGCATTGACAGTCAATTAAATCTAGGAGTAAGATATGAGCGAAGAAACAGTTGTCACCAATGAGACAGCACCAGATGTTCGACATGAGGCTGAATCCCAAGGATGGGTTCCTAAAGAACGGTTCCGTGGTAACGAGCAAGACTGGGTAGATGCTGATACATTTGTAAAACGAGGTCGTGAGATTCTCCCTATTCTGCGTAAGAATAACGAGAACCTTATGAAGGACTTGAACAATACAAAGGAACAACTAAAAGAGTTTCGACAAGCTGCTGAAGAATTTAAAACATTCCAACGTGAAGCTTACGAACGCAAAGCTAGTGATTACGAAAAGCGTATTCAGGAAATTAAAGAGAGTCGTGCCCAAGCTATCAGTGATGGTGACGGTCAGAAAGTTAATGCTCTAGATGAGGCATTGGACGAAGCAAAGGAAAGTTTTAAAGAAGCTAAGCAAGCTGTCAAAGATGTTATTAGTACCAAAGAACCTGAACCTACTACAGAATCTGTAGACCCTAACCTTCAAACTTGGTTAGATCGCAACACTTGGTTTGGACAGGATCGTCGTCTTACTAGCATGGCTAATGGCATTGGCGAAAGTCTTCGATTAGAGTTTCCGGGTCTTAAAGGACAACCTTTTCTTGATAAGTTAGATGAAGTGTTGCAAGAAGAGTTTCCAGGTAAGTTTGGTGGAATTAAAAAGAGTTCAGGAACAAGTCGTGTGGAATCAGGTTCTGGTAGGACAAGTCGTAGTAGTGGCGGTAGCCAAAGCTATGACAATCTTCCCTCTGATGCCAAAGCAGCGTGTGATCGGTTTGTTAAGCAGAAGCTTATGACCCGAGAGCAGTACGTTGCAGACTTTGACTGGAATTAATTTAAACTTAACTTAAAAGGAATACACTATGCCACGCGCCCTAACCTATGAAGAAAAACGTGACCGCAGTATGATGCAGCATGAAGAGAAACAAAAGGACACACCGCCTACTGCTGTAGATGGTACTACTCGTAAACGCCGTAGCGCATTTAACGGTACTGAAGCTAAGCTGAGTGTTCGGAATGAAATTCCAGGATACCACCTCCATGTTCTTACAGACACGGGGGGGCGTATTCAAGAAGCTATGGATAGTGGCTATGAGTTTGTACGCCCTGATGAGATTGGTGGCGTAAGTGAGAATGTAGTTAGTCGTAATGGCGACCTTGGAGAAAGAATTAGGTATCTTGTAAATCCCCGTGCAGAAGGCTCGGAGCAATACGGTTATCTAATGAAGCAGCGGCTAGAATGGTATGAGGAAGATCAAGCTGAGCTTCAAGCAAAAAACAATCGTATTGATACCGCAGTCCGTAGTGGAAAGATCACTGGAGAAAATTCAGGGTTCTATATGCCTACAGGTGGTATCAAACTCACTTAATTTATTAGGAGTTTCCTATGGCAAACGTAAATCGTCCTGGCGGTCTAAAACCTGTCAGCTACCTCAACGGAGCCCCGTACACCGGACAAGCTCGGTTGTACTCTGTTCCCGTTAACAGTTCCGCACTGTACATTGGTGATCCCGTTACCTTGAGTGGTAGTGCAGACACCAACGGTCTATCTGGTATTGCAATCGGTGTTGCTGGTTCAGCAGTCATCGGTGTTGTAGTTGGTTTCCTTGTTTCTCCTCCCGGCGTAAGCTTGGTTGCCACTAACATTGATTTGACTATTCGTAGTATTCAAGCTAGTGCCACTGTTGTTCAATATGCTTTGGTTGCTGATGATCCAAACTTGATCTTTGAGATTCAAGACGGTCAAACTGTTGCTACCTCTCTTGCTAACATTGGACAAAACACTAACTTCTTGATTGCTGCTGGCGCAACTACCTATAGTGATTCTGGCACCGTAACTGCTGCTACTCTCACTGCTAGTGATACCGCCAACTTGAAACTTATGGGCTTTACCCAACGAGTTGACAATACCCCTGCCGCTGCTTACGCTAAGCTGTTGGTTAAGATTAATAATCACGCTTACGCTGCCGGTACTGGCACCGCTGGCATCTAAGTAGGAGAATAGACTATGGCTGGAATTATCACAACCAGTTCCCACCCGAAGGCTCTATGGCCTGGCATTAAAGCTTGGTGGGGACAAACTTACAATGAACATCCTGAAGAGTATGTTAATTTGTTTGACAAAGATACTTCGTCTCAGAACTATGAAGAAGATGTCCAACTGACTGGATTCGGCCTTGTGCCTGTCAAGTCTCAGGGCTCTGGCGTTCAGTATGATTCCGAAGTCCAAGGTTACGTTACCCGCTATACGCACGTTGCGTATGCAATGGGTTACATTGTGACCAAGGAAGAGATGGACGATAACCTCTATGAGCAAATCTCCAAGAAACGTGCTTCTGCCCTTGCTATGTCTTTCCGTCAAACGAAAGAGAACATTGGCGCTAACGTTTACAACCGTGCATTTAATTCTACTTATGCTGGTGGTGATGGCAAATCGCTCTGTGCTACAGATCATCCCAACACTACTGGTGGCACTTGGGCTAACAAACCTGCTGTTGATGTGGATTTGTCCGAAGCTGCTTTGGAAGACGCAGTGATTGCAATCATGGGTCTGCAAAATGACCGTGGTTTGTTGGTCGCTATTCAACCAGACGACTTGCACATTGCTCGTCAAGAAGTGTTTAATGCTCAGCGTATTCTTCACTCTAGCTACCAAAC